GAACTCTTTTTCTTATACTCGATTCATTTTCGGAAGCAGTTTCACTTGAAGAATTAATTGGACGTCTGGTAAAAGGTTTTCTTTCACGTTCTTCCTTTACTGGCTCTTCATTAACTTCCTCTACTTCTTCTTCTGTTCTTTCCTCTCTTTCCTCCATATCTGAAGTATCATCAAAATCGCCCCTGCCTTCCCCAGAATCGTCTTTGCCTCGACATGCTTCTTCCATTTCCTCGTTTGAAGAATACTTCAAAATATCTTTGAATTCTGGAAGATCTTTGTACCAATCTTCAGGAACGGGAGGCCCCTCTTGTAAATCCACCCTTCATAAGACCATTTACCTTGTTCTTTAACTTGCTCAAATACAATATCTCGTCCCTCAGTTGGATGACTAACATCAATATACTTTTTGATTTGTCCAACATTTCCTTCATTTGTTCCCGTCGGTCTACGCTTAATTTTGGATCTCGATTTAATTTCCTTATAGATTCCTACAGGGCAATCAAACCATCTAATTCCTTTTGCCATTTCTTGTTCACTTGATAAATCAACTACAAAGAACAAATAGCGTCGGGATGCATACAATGCTTTTGCAACTTTGTCCTCAGGATCATCTCTCTTTAATTCATCTGCATAATTACATACTGGGCAAACCTCATTAAACATTGCTCTTTTACAAAGGAAGGTTTTCTTATTTACTCCTACGTTTGAATGTTTAAAAATTTCTAATCCATAGAATCCAGGTCTGTCAGGAGGGAAAACAATCCTAATGGCATTCTCACCTAAAGAAGGTTTATATTGAGTTATTCCCATCCTTTCTAATTTAGCAGTATCAACATAATTAAAATAGTTACCACTGGGAGTTTTGGAAAATTCTCGTTCTATTGCTTCTTGTCGATCCATTTTTTATCCTTTCTATATTAATTCCTAAAGAATTTTAATTTTTACTTTATAAAACAAATCTCCATAATTAAACATAGTAGAAGATCTTTACCTCCATAAAACGTATTACTAGAAGATAAAATCTTAAGTATATCTGTTACTTCTTTTGCATAATCAAAACAATCCTCCTCAATAAGATCTAATTGCTTTTTCATAAAACTAATTATTCCGTGCCGTAATTTCTCAGAATCTTGCTCTTCTAGATTATTAAAGGAATTTAATATTTTCTTCCAATTTTTCTTTCTTCTTTCTGGCTTAAGTAGAAGTAATTTACAAAAATCAATAAAATTTTGTCCTCCGTCCTTTGTTTCAATTGCAGAAACAAGAACATCTACAATTTCATCTAAATCAGTTAAATCTTGTATCTTTTCCAATAGAATTAGTGCTGTTCTCGGCGTTCTATCACAATTTGCAGCTATGATGTCAAGAACTTCAGGATCAATATTCAACTCTTTTACTTCACAAGCTTTTCTTAGAATATTAATTATCTTTGATTTCTTAAGTGGTTCTACTTTATACTCAGAACATCTATTTCGTAAAGTAGGAAGAAGCTTTTCGGGATCTGTTGTACATAGAATAAAATAAACGTGTTCGGGCGTATTTTCAGTATCGAGTAATAAAGCATCTTGTGCATCACGAGTGATTTTATGGCATTCATCGAGGATATAAACTATTGAACCTCCGTCAAAAGGAATAAAGTTTAGATTAGAAATTATATCTCTAATCGTATCAATACCACGAACATTTGCAGTATTGAGTATATGAATATTCTCTTTACTCGCTCCAAGTTCTTTTGCAAGAATATATGCAAGAGTAGTTTTTCCACAGCCTTTTGGACCACTAAGAAGAATTGTATGTGGCCTGTTCTTAGAATTTCTTTTACATAAAGTTTGAAGACTTTTAACAGTAGATTCATTTCCTACTACGTCTTTAAACTTTTTTGGTCGTACTTCTTGATAAAGCATTTTTTGACCCTAGAAATTTTCTTAGTTTAGAATTCTATGACACTTATCGCAAATTTCATGTTCTTTTGTAATAGTACCGGCAGTAAATTGTAATCTATTCGCCCTACTTGGAGACAAGTTTTCTGTATGACTTGCTATCCAAGTAAATGCATTATATACATCATACATTGTTTCTGCTTTTTCTGATACTGCATGATCTAAAACTTTTTGTGTAATACTTTTTGGAAGATGTTTATCTTGTCCAATGCCTTGTATAACTTCTGCAAGATGATTTTTTACTGATATACTGGTCAAATGTCTAATACGTTCGAATTCATTGTCAAGTTCGGAATTTGCTTTTTCAATAATTTCTGTAAACCAATGATCTAAATTATCGTGTTTTCTTCTTGTATATTGTCCTAGTACAGTAGCTGTAATTGCTCCATTTGAACACCATTGTCTAAATACATAAGGTGAAACTTCTACAGTTTCTTTCCCCATAATTGAATTATTAATTTTTATCCCTCCGAATAAGGTATCTTTATTCACAGGCTCAAAGCTTTTATCTGTTACTATCGCCATTGTAGAATAATTAAGATCAGAATAAACTTTATGATACCCAAGAATACGGTCACTTCTTAACTTTTCCTCGGCGAGACGTAAGAGTCTTTCGTTTGAAACGACCCGAGTTCGCACTCGCTCCTTTGTTACACTTAATAACGTTCCGTCTTTTGAAATTGCACGAACAGGTTTTGTCATTCCCTCCCCAAAAAAGTAATTTAATTGTTGGAATAATAAATCTGCAGGACATTTCGCTGTATACTTAGGGGTTAGACCAATACAATGAGCTGAATCAACTAAAGCTTGTGGGGAAAGTTGGAAATCCATATCTCCTATTGTAACTATAGGTTCGTCTTTATTGCCAGAAAAATTTACAGTTATATCGCTTCCAGGTTTCAAATCAGTAAAAACTAAATTTTCGGTTTTGTTTTTGGCTTTTCATTCATTTTTATTCTCCTTATTTATCCACACTTATGTATCGTTTATTATAGATATTATACTTGAAAACTTTTCCTTTTGTAAAAAATTTCTGGATTCTGTCAAATTACATAATTTAAATATTTACTACTAATCCATATTCTTCAAATTTCTTTTCTGATTTATTATACCAATTTTCTCCTTTTTCCCACTCCACATTTAGTGGGACATCCCCTTGCCAGGAAAAACGTTTTGAACATAATATTTTAGTAGATAAATCCACTACTTCTTGTGCTTCCTCAGGAACAACGTCGAACGTTATTGAATCATGTACTTCTAAAAACGCCCAAGATTTCATTCCTCTTTTCCTCATTTCATCATCAATTCTTTGAAGTCCATCCAATAATAAATGGAATGATAATCCTTGGATATTATTGTTATACAATTGATGAAGACTAAGTGGCCCAGGCCTTTTACATCCCATAGGGCCCAGGTAGCAACCTTCATTATTGTAATACTCAATTTGTTCCTTTTGCCATTCTCGAACTCGATTATATTCTTCCCAAAATTGATCCTGTACTCTTCTTATATGTGATTCTTTAATAATACCTCTAAATGCTTCATATCTCGCAATAGAAGAAGGGATTGATCCGTAAAATGAAGGAAATACAAATCCGTTTTTCCCATTATATCTTTGATCTTTTGTTATATCCTCAATAGGGAGTTGATAAAGTTTTGCTGCCCATCTTCTATGTGTATCCCAAGGATTAGGTTCATTAGGTTTTTCTCGTGCCCAAGCATCGGCTTTAATTAATTGGTTTGTCAATTCCCTATCCTTGGACATCATGCAAATTCCTCTGACTTCCATTCCTGAGTAATCTACTTCAAGAATAATATTTCCTTTTCTAGGTATAATACACTTTCTAAAAATCTTTAGTTCTTCGTCATGATTAAAAACGTTTTGAGAATTAGGATCACTTGCCGAGGATCTATAAGAAGCAGCTATATTCATATTGTAAGAAGGATGAACTCGATTATTCCTATCTAGAAGTTTTCTATACCCTTTTGCTCTTTTCGGAATATCGTCACATTTCTTATATTTTAGAAGTAAAGAAATAAACTCTTTAACTTCTTTATTCTTTGTGTTTTCAAAAATATCGAGGAGTGTATCTCTATCTGTTTTGCCTCTACCTGTTTTGGTTCGTTTTCCTGTTGTTAATGGTTCTTTCCAAACACTATAAATTAATTCTCCTACTTGCGGACCAGAGTTTATATTGAATTTCCATTCACTGTTATTTTCTATTTTTTGATATTTTTCTTCAAGTTCCTTCACGCCTTTTAAACTTAAAATTTTATTCTCTACTTCTTTCTTTTTTTCTTTCCATTCTTTATCTAAATTATCCATTACCACAGTATCGATTAATATTCCTCTATCTTTAAGATTTGCAAGGCAAGGCAAACAGCCCATAAGCCATTCATTAAATTTCTTCTTTTCCAGATCAAAAGAAAGTTTTCGTAATTGATCGTAATAAGACATTAATGTATAACGAACGTCCCAACAATTGTAATTTGCGATATTTTCTAGTAATTCTTCACAAAGATTTCCTGCATCCACCATTTTCTTATAATCATGTCCAGTTAGGTGATATGCTTGAAATCCTAAACTTGTTGTTTCTCTTCTACAGTTTATAACATGAGCAGAAACCATTGTGTCATGAATAAAGTTATTCATTCCCTGTCCAAGTTTGTTTCTTCCCCAAAGTTCCTCCATATTATAATTTTGGATTACTTTAGGTACATCACTTCTTAAATACTCTCGAAATTTATCTAATACTTTTTCAAGATCTCTTTCAGAAAAAATTGGTTTCCCATTTTTAGGGAACCAAAGTGGGATACATGTGGCACTTTCAACTTTATTTGTTAATGCTACAGTAAATAGTTTTGCTCCATATTTATAACAATTATATGTATTAGCTTCAAAATCATGGGAGCTTGGCTTTTTCTCTTTAATTATTCTATCTATATATTCAATTGCTTCATTTGGATCTGTAATAAGATGGTTACCTTCCTCAGTTAAAGGTTTAGGAAGGGGCATTTCTTGATATGCTAGAATATCGGCAAGATCATTTGTAAATACAATTGTATCATCTTTTCCTCTTTCATATCTTTCGTCTCTTCTTCTGCCACAAAAATAAGAGGGGTGGAAGGAACATCCAATCCATGTTTGGAATTTCTGACTTGGGAAAACAAAACCGTGTGTATTTGAGGCTTTGAAAGGCTCCAATCCTTTTGTATTTACTAAAGATTGTATTGCTTGTGTCCCAAAAGCAATAATTAATTTTGGTTTTGTTTCCTCTATATCTTTAAGAAGTCGAGGACGACAAGATAATATTTGATCATTCGTTGGCTTCTTGTCATTTCCATACTTATCTAACCCTGGAAAACATTGAACAATATTTGTTCGAATGCAATCCTCGTCCATATCTATATCAAATATTGCTAACTGTTTTCTTAGAAACTTTCCAGAAGGTCCTATAAACGGAATTCCAGAACTGTCTTCCTTTCTTCCAGGGCATAATCCCACGAGAAGAATATTTTTTCTTCCTTTTCCGTATCTTTTAATTTTAGGGGAGTTACATTTAGATCCTAATTTACATGTTTCACAATTATAAATTTTTTCTTTTTTTGGTTTTGAGGAGGAACAAGAACGTTTCTTTCTTTCAAAAAGTTCAGGATGTTCCTTTCGAAAAATTTCTTCTTTACTTAGAAAAAATGCTTGTTGTTCGGCCATAATTAGTTTAATATTATTTTTTATACTTTTGTTTGAATCAAAACTTGCAACTTACCTACATCTAAAGATATTATTTTGGCTTCAGGATGATATAAAAATCTACTTTTTCCATATTGTAAAACTTCCTCTAGAAGATTTGGATTAACAATAAAAGACATAGCCGGAACCTCCTTGTCCAATTCTACTTGCTCAACTAAGTAATCTCCTTCTTTATTTTTAGAGTTAATAATACATTTTGTACCGCTTATTGAAAAATTCATCTCCCTATCATATATATCTATTTCACTAAGGAAACTTTTAAGATGACGTTCAATTATTGAATACAACTTTGTTTTCGTTCCTAATTCAACAAAACTGTCCTTTTCAAAAGATTCAAAATATTGATCCAATTCTGGATATTCTTCAGAAAAAACTGATGTACTAATCTGTGTATCGTCCCCAATTATAATGTAGAATTTATTTTCTTGGAATCCATATTTAACAATTCTTTCTTTATTTCTAAGAAGTATATCAACAAATTTTATTGGGAGCGTACATGGTTCTATAAGAGTGGGACTTTCTAATATATATCTATGAATTCTAAATCTATCTGTACTAAATACTTTAGAAGGGTTTATTCTCACCCCACTTACAGCTCCAGATGTTTTTTCTTTATTTACTCCGTATCTACAATAGTTGATAGCACTAATTAAATCTTTACATTTATCAAGATCAATAGCATTTTTGTTATGAGGAAACTCAAGAATTCTTGGTTTATTTATTTTAAATCTTCCCTCTATTCTGTCTGTATTTACTAATAAAGATGCCTCAGCAAATTTAAACTCTACTTCCTCTGCATCGATATTTCTTAATAAGTTCAAAAACGAATCTGCTTTAACTGCAAATGAATTGTTTGGAAAGGGACTAGAAGTTCGTATAGATATTGTGCCGTCCGTAGCAGTAAGTAATTCGTTTTGAAAATTAAAATTCTTAAACTCTGGAACAAAAGAATTAGAATTAATTACAGAATTAACCAATTCTAATTTATCCACTAATTCTTTTCTATTCATAGTACCTCCTAGAAAAACCTTTTTTGTATTTTAATTTCTTCTCCTTTATGGTTTCTCAAAAATAATGCTAGATCTCGATAGTAAGTAATATTTGCATTCACTCTTGCATTCCAATTATTTTCAAGATCCTCTTCCTTCCAACCTTTAAATTTGAAGTAGTTTTGTATTTGTTGAACTTCCTCTTTTGGATGAGTAATTGTAAAATGAGGACGAGTTGCAATTCCTATTTTTGTTCTATAAGATACCGAAACCAGAAGTACATTTTTACTGTAATCGTATTTTTTCGTGTTCGAATCATATCTTGGAACAAGTACTGTCCCATATGCCGCGAATTTTACCCATGAAGTACTGTCAACACTATACCAATTATAACGAAGCATTAAATCTAGAGAAGTAACTGCAAACCCGTGTGTTTTGATATCTTGTTTAGATTCTCGTATTAATTTAAATGTAGGATCACCGTGATGGATAACAAATTTTTCTTTTGTAATATCTTGACCTAAACCTCCAATACCAATATAATCATAATTATCCATATATTTTTTTAACCATTTAAGATCTTCTCCAAAATGATATACTGGAATGGGATTAAGTCCACAGGATTCTAAATATTTCTGGTGATCCCAAGTCCTCTCAGGATTAAAAATAACATCTAAATTTACATATTGGTATAGTTGTTTTTGATTTCTATTTATATATTCAACGTAACGCTCAAGAAAGTTTTTAACCTCTTTTGTATCAAAATATGACCAATCTATAATCGATCGAGAGGTACTTCCTCTTAAAAACCCTCCAAATTCAGTTGTTTTAGAAACATTAGGAGAAATTTGAATTTGGATATCCGAAGGAAGAGAATCAAAAAAATCCTTGTCAAAAACAATTTCACTAGTTTTTTCCTTCCCTTCAATATTTTTTTCTATTCCCTTTTTTATTGCTTCATGAATAAGAGTATGTGCACCTGAGTCAAGAAGAATTTTAACATTAGGATAGGCTTTAAGAATTTTTTCTACTTTATTAGCTTTATAGAAAGTTTCAAGGGAGAAAACTTTTCCGTCCTCTAGAAACTTTGGACGGGTTTTTAAATCTTCATTAGATCCCGAAGTAAGAAGGTTTGCTAGATAAAGTCTTTGTACACTCATATTAATTCCTTAATACATTTTATCATCTTTGGAATTGCTTTTTCTCCTTTTTCCTTTAAATTTTTTCTAGTTTCTTTGGCAGAACGTTCACAAATCATCCTTCCGAGTTCATTACATATAAATGTTTCAAGTTTAGCAACAAGATCTATTATATTATCATATTTCAAAATTGAAGGATACATTTCTTTATAACTCAATCTATTAGGAACAAAAGGAATGCATCCTGCAAATAATGCTTCTTGCATTGCAATACCCCAAGTTTCTTGAAGAGCAGTTGATATGGCAATAGTGGATTTGTTTAGTAAATCGTAATACTGTTGTTTTGACTTTACAAGCAGTTTTGTTTTAATAAATTTCCACTCACGTAAGTTGGGATACTTTTCTTGAAAAATAGTTTGTAATCTATCAAACTCTTCTGGCTGCTTTTCAGAATCAAGTCGATGAGGAAATACAATTATCTTTTCTTTCTTTATGGAAGAATTACTAAAAGTATCATAAATAGGAAGACCAGTCACATAAATGGGGCACTGTACAATTCTTGTATTTTGGATCAATTCTTTATGAAAATTAGTCGCAACAAATATACAATCAATAAAACTGAACCAACTTTCTTCTAATTGTTTGCCCCATTTAATCATC